CCTTCCATACCGAGGAACGGCACGGGAGAAATCATCAGCTTCAAGTCAAACTCAGCGTTGTAAGCACCTTGCTGGACTGACGGTTGGGCAAAAGAGCCGCTGTAGTCAGACCATTGGGCATTCACAAACTGTGCGCCTTGGACGGGAACAGTGATGGAAGAAACACCACCAGAGGCTTGCTGACTATTACTAATCAGGGCCGCGAGTAGCGGGGTCGAGTTGTAAAGCTGGACAACCAGCTTCGGGATAAAGGCTCTACGAGTTACGTAAGTCAGTTCAGTAAACTGAGATGACCCTGTAGCTGGTAGGATGCCGCCGCCAATAGCCATAAGGCCTCCTTACGAACAGATAAACAAAAGAATACCCTCTTTTACAAACCTATCGGACGATTTGGTCTACGCAAATCGTTCAACGCATTCATAGCTTCAGTCCGTGCAGCACCAACTGGATTTTTCCAGTAACGGTTTAAGTCAAATTGCTTTACGGGTGAAGCGTTGTAGCCGGAAGAAGTAGGAATTGCTGCCTGCTTCATCCACGCATGGTACTGCGCCGCAGTCTCATGGTCATGGATTTTTTTATCAAGCATGATTTTTTCCACTTCTTCGATTTCGCCTTCGGACTGAATCAGTCCTTTCTTCATCAGACTATTGCGCCGCTTTTGAAGTTCTTCCACAGCGTCACGTTCCCGCAGCTTTGCTTCCAACTGTTGAACGCGCTGTTCAGACTTGCCCACAGCATTGCGGGTGTAGTCTTCCATGTCGAGTTCTGGAATTGGCAAGTCCGGCTTGACCTTCTTGGTCATGCGGAGAAAGTCTTTGCGAGTCTCGGGATTTTCAGCCAGCATCTGGGACAGAGCGGCTAACTCATCACGAGCCTCAAGAGAAATGTTTTCAAGCGACATAGTGTTACCCTCTTAATGTCTTAGATTACGCGCTTACCGTCACCAGGCTTTTGTACAGCCATGCCCATTTTCCCACCCAGCTTGGACGGGTTAGATAGACCGCCGAGTTGAGCAAAACGGGGGGTGTTGGTTACAACGCCATTTTGTTGATTGTTGTCAGTGGGTTTGCGGGGAGCCGCTGCGCCACGGGGTTTGAACAAGTCCATGATATTTCCTTACATTGGTGGGGGAGGAGGTGGCATACCGCCGCCAGCGGACGGGATACCTGGAATTGGCGCAGCAGACATAGCTTTAGCCTCAGGTGATGCGCCACCAGCCTGAGGAAGTGTTTGAAGCATTTGCAAAATTTCAGACTGCTGCAATTCGTTGGTCTTATTTTTGCGCGGCCCTATTAAGCCGGACAGTTGCCGAATAGCAGCCAATGCTTTTTGGCCTTCTGGAGATTCTGACCCAAAAGCGGGCAATGACTGTTCTAGCAAGTCCATTGCCATGCCAATGTTAATCAATGCACCTTCTCTGCTACCCATCTTCGGTTCGGGGGTAGACATAGGCGCAGACATAGGCGGGGTTTCCGCATCCGACATTGCACCAGGAAGGGGAGCGTCTGCACCAGGAGGCATTGGCATAGCAGCGCCAGCAGAACGACTGCCTCGCATTAGCTCTCTCAACTTCTCTTCTGGCACACTCATAACTAACTCCTTTGGTCGCGTTTGTACCATATACAAACGGTTTGTCAATAGTGGCGGTTATTTAGCATCCAACCGCCAAATGATGTGCTGCTCTAGGCAACCAGAGGTTCCCCTCTGATTACTTGCGAGACTTACGTCCTTTACGACCTTTACGCATAATGCGCTCCTTCATCAAGGCGGCCACTTACTTTACAGGGGAAGCAGCCATACCCTTTTATCGCCCTTGCGGGCAATTCTTACCGACGAGTCTTACGACCGCGCTTTGCCATTTTGTACATAAAAAACTCCTTGTGGTCAACGACGGGCATAGTCACGCTGACTGCGCCCTGTGTAGTTTTTAACCCCGTCCTGACGGTATGTCAAGGAGGGAGCCGCTGCTTTTCTTTGCAAAGAAGATGTATTTACGCGGGGTTGGTCTGCCTTGGGCTGGGTAACGCCTGCGCCGGATGAACCTGGTGTAGCTGCCATCATTGCTCCTTGGGTGGTGGGCCTGGGGGCTTGGGTGGAGCAGCAGCGGCTTTTTCAGCCTGCGTCTTCTCCATCTTCTTGAGCCTGTCCTTGAGTAATTGTTTCATAGGAGGCTCTAGCAAGTCAAGCAAAGATTCCTTGTCGATTGCCTGCGCCTTAAACAAGTTGAACGCCAGTTGCCGCAAGTCTTCTGTGAAGATAGGACTGTTGCTGTGTGCATCCACTTTGACCACAAAGTCTTTGGTGAACTGTTCGGAAATAAACGGCAGACCTTCTACATCTTTGAAGTGCGTGTTGTCGTATGACTGCATACACTTGAGATACAGCGTAGCCAACTTCTCTAGGCTGTCTTCAATCACTAACGCACGTTTTTTGGCGCGGCTGCTTCCCATTCTGGCAAGCTGGCTGGCGTGACCAGAAGAGCGGACACCCGCTTCACCCTTGCCTTGCAGCACGTTGCCAATGCCGGACACTTCCTCAAACATTTGGTCTATCTGACCTAGTTCTTTGAACAAGTCTGGCGGGATGGTAGGAGCCAACTTTTCGACCTTGGCGTTAGGCATGTCAGTTGCCAGCAAACCACCAGCGCGGTTGAGTGCAAAATTCTTCTCATCCAAGATGCCCGTAAATCCAATCAACGCCGTGGGCGGCGAGACTTGTTTGCTTAACAGGTCAAGGATTTCAGCAAGACGCTTTGTCCGCAGTTGCTGTAGGTAAATCAAACGCGCTACTTCTGACTGACCCCAGTAATAGTCATACAGAGGGTTGGGGCAGATTTGAATGAATGGCAATTCGCCTTTCAAAAATACTTGCTCACCTGGGCGGTCATAGATGATGATGTCAGGGTCAGCACGGGTGACTACTTGGTAGTCGGCAATATCATCATTCCACACCCACAACTCAATCATTTCCACAGTCTCTTCTGACACCGTGGCTTTGTACTTGTTGCTGCCAGCAAGGTCGAGGTTGACGTTGCCGTACATGGTTGGGTTGGACGCAGACAAGATGATGCGCTCTACCCCATTGGCAATCTCTGTGCGCTCATGCTGTGTGGCACTCACGCGCTTAACGATTGCCTCGCGCTGTGGGTGGTTGTACAGCCGAGCGTATAGCTCAGACTTGGTGATGTAGTAACTTTGGACGATGGCCTCTTGCCTGTCGGTGTACGGGGTATCTTCTCGCAACACACCCATGCTTCCAGGTTCCACCATGTACGGGTGAATGCCGTTGTTGATGATGAGTTTGACAAAGGTGGAGGAGTAACACAAAGACCAAGAGACTGCCTGCGAGAACACCTGGTCAGCATTGCTGTTGAGCCACTCATCATTGAGTGCGCGGGTCAGCACAGGAATCTTGCGGTGCTCTAGCTCATTGACCGCCGCACCGAGGTTGATAGAGAAGCGGGTTGTCTCTGCTGAATACAGGAACGAGGTTAGCTGGTCAATGTGCGGATAGATTTTGTTGAAAATTGCGGGCGATTCGCTGGGCGCATTCCCAAAGAGGTAGTAGCTACGCAGAGAAGCGTAGTCAGGGCGGCGCTCTTCCCGAGAGACAAGACACTTCTGTATCAAGTCAAGGTAGAACAATTCCCTCTGTACTGGCTCTTTTGGGATTCTCATGGTTTAGGAACCGTTAGGTTTTCGTGGTCAGCATAATAACTTGCTGGCTTTGGCCCTGTCAAATTGCCCGCTTCACGGGGGTTGATGCCCACAGACTCCCCTGCTACCGACTTAAACTGCCCGCCAAGAACTGACTTCATGTTGATGTTGCCCCCGTTACCCCAGATGGCGGCATCACCAGCCCGTCCTTCTTTCTGCTTTTGGCTCTCATTCTGGCTCTCAAAGTGTTCACTGGCGGCTGTAGCCTCTGCATATTCCTTGTCAGTGAGCTTATTGTTCCGCTTGAGGTAGCCAGTTTGGTGTTCGCCTTCCTTGGTGGACTTGATGTCCGTCATTTGGAAGTCTTTTGCCAAACCTTCCAGCGTTTTGTCCGTCTTGGCGGTTTTTGCGGACTTCACCCCCACTGGTTTGAGGTGGATGATGGAAATGGTGGCCTTGCAATGCTTCATGGGGCAATCAGGCTCCCATGCTTCAAATACACCGTGTGATTCGCAGTAGTAGTCTCTCAATATAGCCATAGTTACCCTCTAAGTGCTTCCTGTAGGTCAATTTCACTGTAATCATGGCGGTTGACCATTCCAACCTTGATTTTTATGCCGTCTGGCGTAACTTTTAGCCCCATTCCAGGCATCATGGCGGGCTGTGACTCCCGCCTGTACTCCACAAAGCGGGTGTTGTCTTTGCGGCGCATGACCTTCACGTTGCCCTCTTTCCACTGCTGATAGGCTTTGCTAACCCGCAACTGCATCATTTCGGTCTGTGGATAAATCCTGTGGACAAATACATCATAGAACTGTTGCTTACTTATGCCCGCAAGTTCGCAAAACAAGGCTATAGAGATGCCTCTATCCTGGTCTTTTACAAACCGCTTCATCTGCCGGAACAATTCTTGTTTGGTTAAAGCCTTCACGACCCGTACATTCCTATCTTCTTAAGGTAGTTGCTGACGTTAGTGGCTGTGGATAACTCTTCTGCTGACCGCATTTCTTTCATAGCACTAATCTCACGGGTGAGCTTGGCAGCTATTAGGCGGGGCTGGACTTGCTCTGCAAAGGCTACGCAGGCCAGCGCGGCAGCAATCACCCTATCATCCTTGGCTCTGCCAGGTGCGCCTATGAATCCGTTCTCACGCACGATGGTCTTCATCTCTTCCAGCAAGTCCATGCTGAACACGTTCATCATCCCGCGCTCAAAGTAGTCCTTATAGTACGCCAGCATACGCTCTTTGGTGCTGCTGGTGGTCAAGTACCCCATGCTGTTGCCAGGGCCGCCAAGGTTGTCATTCCTGCGCCAGAGGTAGTTCTGCATGTTGCCCAGTACGTCCATCAAGTCTTTGCCCATGACGTTGCCCATGCTGGCTGCTGTCCGGCGCAGCGTCCTGATTTCGTTGATGACCGCCTGCCCAGGGCCGTTGACCTCTAGGTTAAGGGTAGAGTTCTTGTAGGCTCCGGCAAGGTGGGCAATCACCCAAGCAAACTGGTAGGTGTTCATTTCGCTGGTAGCAAACTCTGCCACCTGGTCTAACCCGTTGGCATACACCCTAAAGACCTGGATGCAGAAGCGGTCTGCCCAATCAGAGGAGCCGTAGGCAGGGTCAGCACCGATGACGTAGTAGGCGGCATCGTTAGGCTCTTCCCAGATACGCAGTGTACCCAGCCGCTCTGTAGAGCGCATAACTTCCGTGTCTTGAAAGTTCTGCCCAAAAATGTAGCGGTAGCAGTCAGGCAGATTCTTCTTGGCTTCCTTGGCAGCGTCTGTGCAGCGGCTGCTGGAGAAGAAACTAGTGCCTGTCATCACAAAAGCGTAGTCCTCTGTAGGCGGAAACTCTTGGTACATCAGGGATTCATCCTTGATACCTTCCAGCATCTTCCACCGCCACCAGGCCATCTGTCTGGAATTGATTTCAATTCCGTACATCTTCTTGATGTCCTTCGTCCACTCACGTTCTTCTGGGCTTAACTTGCCATCCCAGTAGACCTTATAGATGTTGCTGTCCGCAGGAACAGAATAGTATTCATTACGCCACCATCCGCAGAAGATGGCACGCTGGGTCTTGGCAGACTTGGCGGTCTTGTACATGTCGTGGAACATGTTGAAGCCCTGGGCGGTACTCTCAAACATGTAGAGACGCTCTGGGTTCTTTTCTGCCAGCGAGGCTATCAGGGAAGCCAGACCTTCTTCGTTGCCCCAAGAGGCTGTCTCTGTGCCGTGTAGATAAGTGATAGCTTTACCCTGCCCCAATCGAGACTTGTTTCCCGCAATTTGGTAGAAGATTCGGCTTCGGTTCTTAAGAACCATCTGGTTCCTATTGTGGGCAACCAACGGAATCTTGTATTCTTTGGGTAACCCTTCCATATACATAGCGAGAGTAGAGCGGAACATGTCTCTGTTCTCTTCTGTATCTGCAACCAGAGTGCCTTGCCACCCAGGGTGTGTGAACTGCCAGTAAAGGTCAAGTGCCAAGCTGACAGTGGTAATGCCCAACTGACGGCCCTTGAGGATGACAAAGAAGTGGACATCTTGCGCTAACCCTTTCTGTATTTCTTCCATGACATACGTCTGCGTCCCCAGCAGCTTGCCCATCTTCTTGAGACCTTCCTCCTTGGTCTCAATCTTCAGTTCTGAGCAAAACTTGTAGAACTTCTGTAGGTCAAATTTCATCTTCTAACCTTGTTGCTACCGCAATCAACCGCGCACCAAAATACGCTATGTGGTAATTGGTAGCTTTGTCAGAAACCCAGTGCATGGAGTCTTCTTCATCAAACCAAGCAACAACGTAAGGCCGTCCAGCAGGCACGTTGTCAACAGGGCGCAAACCAACAACCTTGGGTTCTTTTTCTTGGTTCATTTGCGCGGCTTGTCTTCAAAGACAACATCTCCGCTGGGCGCTACCAGCTTGTTGCCTTTCCAGGTTGGCGCACCAGACGCAGCCCACTGAGACTCTGCACTAAACGATTCATGGTACGGAGTCTTGTAAGTGTCTGGGTAGTGCAAGGACTTGGTTGTGGTGTTCATAGCGGCTTTGGGGGCATCACCCTTCTGCAACGACTGGTAGTAGCCACGCATGTCGTAGTCAGGATATTTATCCTGTGCGTTAAACGGAACCTTGTTAGCCTTGACCCAATCCATAAACGCCTTCTCTTTTTCTGGCGGCAGTTGGGTCATTTGTTTTTGCCAATCAGGCTTTGCATACGCTGCATTACGTTTGAGCAAATCCTCGCGCATCTTTTGATAACGCTGTTGCTCAATAAGGTTCATCATCTCTTCAGAGGTAGCCATGTCATTTCCTTGTTAGGGGACGATACGTCCGTGGTACGGTGCTTTGGTGGGAATCAGGAATTCTGTAGACAGGTTGTCCTTGACAATGCTGTCACAGGTGTTCACAAACATCTGGACGTTCTTATCCATACGACCCTGGTACAGGTGGTACACACCTTCCTCAAAGTGCGTGCCTATGCCGTACAACCCGTAGGTATGCAGCCGCCACGCGCCTTCCTCCGGCTCTGCTGTCCAGTGGGTAGGAAACAAGGTCTTGTAACGTAGCCCAGCCATCTCTGCGGCGTAGCACACGTTCTCTGCCACATCACTCTGTTCTGTCTCCGAAAAGGTGGGCTTCCGCAGTTCTAGCCACGCATCACGCCACATAAAGAAGAAAGCAGGCGCAGCAAAGATATGGGACTTGGGCCAGATGTGGTTACTTGCCTGCGCTATGCCCACAAACGATTCATTCTGGGCAGCCCACGCTGCCGCTTGGTTAACAACGCCTGGGTTGGTAGGAACACAGTCGATGTCTAGAAAGCCAACAACGTCCGCAGTGCTGTTGTCCATAACAATGTCCATCCACTTGCCGTGCGGGGTCTGTGTCATGTGGTACGCCACATTCAGCCCTAAGTGCTTACATGTATTGGTGTGTGCCTCCACCATTTTTACGTTGGTGTTGGGCCAGGCAAGGGTGTGTATCTCTATGTTCATGCTGTTGCTTTCAGTTCTGCGTACTTCTTAATTTGCGGCACACCGTTCTTGAGTAAAACCACCTTGCTGTCATCAGGAGGAACTTCCCCCGCCTGCTGGTAATGAAAGGCCAGGGTGGTAGGGTAGTTGACAGTAGCTTTCATAGACCGCGCTATCTTGACCCCTGAGTCCTGCACGGCTTTCCAGAAGTATCTGTCCCCTATGTACCCGTACTCTCGGGGCCGAAAACCCCACTCCTTGCACAGCGAGAATGTTTCACGTGAAAGCAAGAAACAGTTGGTGTCATTCCAGTGGACACCATTGCTCTCAGTATCCACGCCCATCTGTGTCCCGTCCATCCTCCACAGAACGCGAGGACAGGTTACCACCTTCGCCTGCGACTGTTGCATGACCTCCACCATAGTAGCTATGTGGTCAGGCTCAAACCAGCAGTCAGCATCCAGCAAGCAGATAGCGTCAGCACCCTGCACACTAGCTACCGACAGACCTACTATCCTGGGCGTGTTGCCAGAGTCATTGCAGTTGGGCAGAGAGATGTGGACAACATCCGCACCCTTCTCAAAAGTCTGTACAGGATGACCGTCTGCCACCATGTAGTGAACAATGTCGCAGTGGGTCTGCTTCCGGACACTACGCCAGCAACGCTCCAACACGGCTATAGGTTCTTTCCAATAAGGGGTGACAACTGCTACTCTCATGCTTACTCCTTTACAGGTTCGTAGGTCATCTCAAAGATGTCAGGCTTGCAGGGATAGTGTTCGCCCTTTACGCCAGTGATGATGTAGTCGCCAGGGGTGACGATATGACCACCCTCAAGAGTTTCAATCCAATAAATATGCATACCGTTCATTTTGTACTCAACCACCTCTGGATGGTCGCCTATGTTGAACCACTGCACGGCATCAATGACCACGGGCTTTTTGCGGTACTTCATGCTTACTCCTCATAGAACGTCTCTGTGTCTTTCACACGGCGCATGTACTGCTTGATACGTACATCCGATTGTTTACCGTATAGCTTCTCTAGCTTGGTTAACTGGGCGGCTAGAAACTTGTCTGCCTGCGGCTTCCCGTAGGTACGCTTGGCAGCAAAGTAAGAGTGCAGCAACACCCTAGCCTCTGCCATCTCTAGCTGTACTCTGTCTGACATGTCAGTCACGGATGTAGTCCAGCAGTACCTTGCAGGCTGCTATCTCCTTGTCGGTGTGACCCTCCTCCAGCACGTTGTCCAACATGTCCTGTAGGTACTGGGCCACAAAGTCATCCATACCCTGCATGAAGCTCTCTGTGAGGTCTATGCTAATAGGGATGTTGAGGGTTATCTTCTTAGTCTTCGGCATTTGGTTTTCCCATCCAATCCAACAAGGCTAGGCAAGCCTCTTGTATTTCGCGGTCACTGTCCCAGTCCGCAAGACCTTCCTGTATCTGCTTCAACCTAGCCCGCACAATCTGGTCTAGCACTTCATCAGCAGCAGTGTTTTGTTCAAACTTGAGAAGTATCTTGTGAGTCATGCCATCCTCCATACTCTGATTAAGTCACCTTCTGTCCTAGCTACAAACACACGCTGTAGCCGCTTACCAGCCCTGTAGTTGGCATTCAGCACCTTCGCCCTAGCCTCCACAGGCACGGTGAAGGAATCCCCTATCTCCATGTCCTCATAAGGGTAGGCATACACCACCCTGGGCTTCGGCATAGCAATACCGCTTTCTCTCTCTATCGCTTGCATATCAACATCTCCACTGTGTCTATAACCTAATACTAGCATAGTTCCATCAGCGGAGAGAAACCTATTTTTTTCTGGGGGGGACGGAGAGTTGGGTGCACACCCACACGGAGTTTAAGACCCATCGCAAGGGCCACGCGGCAGGGTGAGACTAGGCTGGCAGGGCATGGCGACCATAGTCCAATGCAGACTAGCAGGCAGGCAAGCAGACTAGATGCAGAGTGATGCAACTAGCAGGCAGACAGGGGGACAATTGACTAGAGGGGGACGGGATGTGGCGACCTACCGCAAACCCTTGCGACTACGCTACCAGGTGTCCTAGTAACTAAGTACCTAAACCCCTAATTGAATTACTAGTATACATCTATCTAGGTTACTAGTCCACTAGACTAAGAACGGGTGTTTATCCAGGGTAAACCCTAGTGTCAATTGTTCAAATTGATTGTGTTGCAGACTGTGATTCTAGTCTTATAATCTAGTCACCTACTAACCAGTAGGCAACACTTTAAGAGGAAAGTTTCCATGATTACACCTAACACTCATGAGAAAGCAGAATGGTCACGTTTTGCACAGTCTTTGTATTCCAAAGGACTAAACAAACATGGACACATGTTTAGTGCTGCTGCTTCTTTGCCTACAGAGGGCAAGATGGACAACTGGCGTTTCGATTACCTGCAAGACCTCTACAGGGCTTGGCTGTGCTTTGACACTTATCCCACACCCTCCAATGTTTATTAAGGAGCAGACCATGACCAAAATCACAGAACAAAAGAACGGCGCATACACCACATTCGAGCGCCTATTCCCTAGCGGCATGTACCTAGTGATGCTGTACAGCACTAGAGGCGAGGTGATGGATAAGATTCGCTGTGACACCTACCGCGCAGCACGGGAATACCTAGCGGCATTCAACCGCATAGCCAAAGCACAGTAATGCACTCTTACAGCCTTACGTGTAGGGCTGTGGGGTTTGCACTACCGCAAGCCATAACCTTTAAGGAGTTAGTAACTATGACCGATACAACATACAACGGATGGACTAACTACGCCACATGGCGTGTGCAGTTGGAGATTTTCGACAACATCCCCGCCCAAGACTTTGTGAGCGTGGATGATGAAAAACCTGACACTTATCAGATTGCCCAAGGTATGCAAGAAATGGCGGAGTATTACATTGAATGCTCTAGCCAAGAGGGCTTTGCCCGTGATTACGCAATGGCGTTTCTGTCCGATGTCAATTGGCGCGAATTAGCCGAGCATATGGTGGCGGCCTACATTGAGGAGAACCAAGCATGAACATCGAACTCAAGAACGTCAAGCACAGCGAGTTTGCTTCACATGAGACAAACTGTTTCGAAGCCACAATCTACATTGATGGGAAGAAAGCAGGGGAGGCAAGCAACAACGGCTATGGCGCATCCACTAGCATCTTCCCGAACACGCTGTGCCAAAAGCTGCAAGCCTATGCAGACACCTTGCCGCCTACAGAGTACAAGGGGCATTCTTTCAATCAGACAGCGGATGGGCTGATTGATGACCTAGTGACTGCGTGGCTGTATGCCCGCGACCTCAAGAAAGCCATGCAGAAACGCATCCTGTTTGTGCGTGGGCGGGACATGTTGGAGACTGTGGGCATGAACGCAGCCAGTTTGCAGAAGTGGCTATCACGCCCCGACCTACAACAGAAACTCAACGCAGACAAGGTGCTAAACCTCCTCCCGTTCGGTGAGGCCGTGTCTGTTTATCGGGAGATGCAACATGGTTGATAACGGCTATATCTTCCCCCGCGCCCGTAATAGCGACCCTGTAACGTCCCACCTAGCGGCGGCCCAAGTGACCACAGTAGATAGCCACTACAAGGCTATCCATGATGCCCTTACCCTGTACGGGCCTGCCGGAAAGGACAGGATAGCTGCTCTCGCGGGGCTAGACCCCTCTCAGGTCGCCCGTAGGTTGCCGGAGATGCGCCGCCTTGGTTTGGTGGGGCTAACGGGCGAGACGGTGCAGTCCTACAGTGGACGGCAAGAGAGAGAGTGGCAAGCGATAGACCAAAAGGAGAAAACCCATGAATGACACTATGCAAGATTTTGTCCTAATTCCCCCGCATGACGATATTGAATTGTGGGAGGCGTATCACAGGGCAAACCCCCATGAAGAACGATATGGACGCACGCCCGTTCTCGCCCTTATGCGTGCATTTTTGGCAAATCAGGAGAAGACAGCATGACCGACCACAACCACACCACGCGCAGACACCCGCGCACCTTGCAAGAGGCATTCCCGCGCAACCCTGAGTGGCGGGAGCATGACTCGCATGGGGACGATTGGGATTTTGTAATCACTATCTTGGGCATTGTGATGATAGGGTTAACCCTGGTTTTGACTTGGCTGGGGCATTAGATGAGAGTCCTTGTCGCCTGTGAATACAGCGGGACAGTCAGGGACGCATTCCTACGGGCGGGACACTATGCAGCGAGTTGTGACTTGTTGCCTAGTGACTCCCCGCTAGGTGACCACTACCAATGCAGCGTCCTAGACATCCTCGACCATGATTGGGACTTGATGATTGCCCATCCCCCGTGTACGCACCTCGCGGTGAGCGGAGCCAAACACTTTGCGCGTAAGGCCGTAGAACAAGCGGAGGCGTTGGAGTTTGTCCGTGCGCTCCTGGACGCACCTATTCCGCGCATCTGTTTGGAAAACCCCGTGTCCGTGATTTCCTCGCGCATACGCAAGCCAGACCAGATAGTCCAGCCGTGGATGTTCGGGGAAGAGGCGACCAAGACCACTTGCCTGTGGATTAAGGGTTTACCCCACCTAACCCCCACGCGCATAGTGGGCAAGGGGGAGAGGCACATTACCAAGTCCGGCAAGAGTTTGCCCAAGTGGTACAACCTCCCGCCTAGCCCTGATAGGTGGAAAAAGCGGAGCGCGACCTTCCAAGGGATAGCAGACGCTATGGCTACCCAATGGGGTGTTGACACGCCCAAGCAAGCTATGCTAGAGTTCGCCCCGTTGCCGTAGGAAGCGACAGATGAGAGCCGTTACACATGCCTTCGCCCTTGGTCTTTACCGATGGGTTCCTACCGAGGGCAGTTGTAACGGCTTTTTTCATGTACTTTTTACGCAGCCGTCAGGGCGCGTTAGCTTTAGCTTGTATCGGCTGAACCCAAGAAAGACCGCATGTGTGCATCACCCCGCGCGTGCGCCCAGGCTGTCTGCTAGGCACTGGGTAAGGTAGGGGGACATGGTGAGACAAGACCCCTACCGAATGAATAGCAGCCTTATGGGTGCGCTAGTGTGGACGCTAATAATAAGTGCGCCCACATGGGCGAGGGACGATAAGTATCGGCTTATCACCCTTGGGGAACCCATGCCTAGTAACTAGAGGAGTAAAACGTGCAGCATAAAGGCTACAAAGAGTGGGCTTACAAGCTCCAGGACAAAGAAGCAGCAGGGATACCGCTATCCGAACTCCAGCGTAAGTACTGGAGGGAAGCACTCAACAAAAGAAAGGAAGAACCAGCAGTACGCAGGCCTCGTACGCCTAATCAGATAGTGCTATAATTCTCTCGCGGGATGTTCCCCGCTAACCTTAATGAAAGTTTTCACCATGAAATTCTGCATCAACTGCAAGCATTTTTCCCCAGCGAAAGATGACCCCAACCATCTCTACGCGAGATGCTCTCGCAACCAACCCATCTCCCTAGTAACAGGCATCCACCAACGGGACACCATGTCCTTTTGCTCTGTCGCCCGTATGTCTGGCGACCACAAGTGCGGCGTGGACGGTATCCACTACGAAGAGCAGGAGGCTGCCCATGTCTGATTTCTCACCCGAAACCCGTAACAGTGCCTGGTGGTCAGGCGACAGCCGCCTAGCCGCCCAAGGCAGGGCTAACGAAGCCATCCTGGTCAAGCAGGGCAAGATGGAACGCCCAGACCTGTCCGGCATAGAGGCCGTGCAGATGGGGCATGTCATGGAACCCGTTATAGGGCAACTGGCACAGCAGAAGCTGGGCGTGGAGCTACAGAAGATAGAGCAGTCCTACACGCACAAGACAGAGCCTTGGCTCAAATCACACTTTGACTTTGTTGGAAGGGGTAATGATGGTCAAGCATTTCTGGTGGAAGCTAAGAACTACAACGCAGGCACACGCAACAAGTTTGACGTTGAAGCTGGACTTATGCCTGCTGCTGACCTTTCTCAGCTTGTCCACGAAGCCACTGTTTTCGGGGTGGAGAAGGTTTACCTGGCAGTCCTTTTCGGTGGTCAGGAGTTTGTACTCATTCCTCAGACCATCACTGAGGAGATGAAGCAGACGCATGTGCAGGAGATGGCAAAGCTGTGGGCACATGTCCAAGCAGGGACAGCCCTGCCGCCGGAGACTAGCGACCAAGCACGGGCACTCTACCCAGTATCGCAGGAAGGGCTGAAAACAGCCTCACAGAGCGTAGAACAGGCTGCGGCAATACTGGCAGACATCAAGGCCAAGATAAAGGCTCTAGAGGCGCAGGAAGACCAACTAGCCACTATGCTGCAAGGCTACCTAGCAGACAGCGACACGCTGGTAACAGTGGACGGGCGGGTGCTGGCTACTTGGAAGTCTGCCAAACCCAGCATGAAGTTCGACAGCAAGCTGTTTGCCAGTGCTATGCCGGACATCTACCGCCAGTTCACAGTCAGCTCCCCAGGCTCACGCCGTTTCCTTTTGAAGTGAGGTTCACCATGTTATTTTTTCAAGACGATAAAGACAAGCTCAAGCTAGAGCTAGACACCATTAACCGCAAGCTAGATGAGTTGAAGGGGATGCAGGAATATCAGCAGACATTGATAGACCAATGGGCCATGGGCATCCGCATGGTCATGGACAAATACCCGCACGGGTCTAAGAAGGACGGGACACCCCGCGCTAAACCAGGGAGGAAACCCCGTGAGCAGCGTTGACCTAGCCGTGTATGTCATGGCAATCAGCAGTGTCATTGACACAGTTTTAACCCTTATGGAGAAGTTCTTATGAGTACCGCATTAGTGCCAGTGGCAGATATAGAGAAGATGGCAGTTGCCATAGCCAAGTCAAAGATGTTTGGCATGAAGACAGCAGATGAGGCTTTTGCTCTCATGTTGATAGCACAGGCAGAGGGTATGCACCCTGCTATCGCTGCCCGTGACTACCATGTCATACAGGGCCGTCCTACGCTGAAAGCAGATGCCATGCTTGCCCGTTTCCAGAATGCGGGCGGCAAGGTGCAGTGGGATGTCTACACAGACGCAGAGGTCACAGGGACGTTCTCGCACCCGCAAGGCGGCTCTCTGAAGCTCACGTGGACGTTTGCCCAAGCCAAGTCTATTGGCCTCACGGGTAAGGACAACTGGAAGAACTATCCCCGCGCAATGTTGCGTGCCCGCTGTATCTCAGAAGGTATCCGTACTGTGTATCCAGGCTGTGTGGTGGGCACGTACACCGCAGAAGAGCTAGAGGAAATCCCGAAGCCTAAAGACATGGGCATGGTGGAGGAAGTGGCTGCGGTGGTGGAGGAGGTCAAGACTGTGCCGGACGGGGCTTTCAAGCTCTACGTGCCTGGCAACAATGAACCCTACGATGCCCTGCACACTGAGGAAGAGTGGCTGACTGCCTACAACGACATGGTGGAGCGCATCAAGAACAGCAACAAGATGGATGCCATGCAGAAGGCTGCGAAGCTGGATGGCCTCAAGGCTTGCAATCTGGACATGTTGGATTACGTAACACCTTTGAAGGAGACTGTATGAGTAACGCGCACCGCGAGATGCCAGGGTCAGGAGTGGCCTACTGGGAGACAGAGAAGAAGTCCGACAAAGGGCCGGACTACAAGGGCTTCCTAGTCCTAGAGATGGACTACAAGGCTGGCGAGAAGCTGAAGGTGGCTATGTGGTTGAAAGACACTGCACAGGGCAACACCCTGCTGTCTATCAAAGAGGACAACTGGCTCAAGCGTAAGAAGCTGGAACAGGAAGCACCTGTAGAGGTCACCCCTGCCTACCGCCGTGCCCCGCCCCGCAGGGGGCAGGACGATGATTCGGATTTACCTTTTTAGTCAGAACGGGGGAAAGCGGATGCTGGGCGGTTTCGCCCGTGAACGCCAACAGTAAAGCGTTGGATACCCAGTGCAGCGAGTACCCCACCATATATGGCAAAAGAATCACCAACATCTAGGACGCTGGAAGTCCTGCGAGAGCAGGGCTACACAGTAGCGATAGTGGAGAAGTGGAACCCACACGCCAGGATACGACAAGACCTTTTCGGGTTTATCGACATCCTAGCTATCAAACGGGATGAGACTCTTGCTGTGCAGGCAACTGCCAGCGGTGTCTCTGACCGATTGAAAAAGATTATGGCTAGTGACCTTGATTATGGCTAGTGACCTTTTACCGAAAGTGAGGGAAGCAGGATGGAAGATACAGATTTGGGGGTGGAGAAAGTCGAGCGTGACAAAGAAGTGGGTCTTGAGGATATTAGACGTCTCATGAGAGATTCCTACCAGCAGGGCTTTATGGACGCTGTGGCCTGGATGCAGAGGCCAGAAGGAGAGATTCAATGAACGATGAAGACAGCGGCGGTGACTTTTTTGTAGACCTACTAAAGACGGTCATTGCCCTATTACTTTTTATGATTTTTGTTACCGTGATTGGTAGCATTGTGTGGGGACTAACATGAAAGATGCAGAGGACGAAGCGTTCGATGACCTTGCAAAGCGGCAGGGTGATTGGGGCGGTGGCTTTCAGGCCAAGCGTGCGGCGGCTGCGGACAAGTTGCAAGAGCCAGTGCAGGAGCCATGCATGAACGAAGAATTGTCTTGCGTATACAAAGCAACAACTAAGAAAGGCGAAGTCGCGCATTTTGGTGAGTATTCATCAGCAAAGGCATGGGCTGGATTTGGGAAAGTAGAACAAGTTCCGTTAAAAACGCTGGTGGTTATTGAAAAATCTGCAAAGCCTTGTGGCACTTGTGAAGCATTGGCTCGTACTGTAATGCTTGACCAAACAAGCCACGACGCACAACGCTCTTGGGTAGGGCTGACAGCAGAAGAAACATCAGGCTTCACTCAACATGAAATGACTGTGGTGAAGTACGTTAGCAAAGTTTTACAGGAGAAAAATACATGACAGACAAGAAACACATTTTCGTAGCCACCCCTATGTATGGTGGCATGTGCAGCGGCTACTTCACCAACAGCCTTATTGCTATGACCAACGTGATGAAACAGGTGGGGTGGGACATGTCCTTCTCTTCCATGTTCAATGAGTCGCTGATACAGCGGGGCAGAAATGCGCTGGCTCACCAGTTTCTAAAAACACCCTGCACCCACCTGATGTTCATAGACGCAGACATCAAGTTTGACCCAGCACACATCCCCGCTATGGTGGACGCTGACGTAGACATCATCTGCGGCATCTACCCTAAGAAGGAAATCAACTGGCACGGGGTCGAGAAGGCCGTGAAAGAGGGCGTGGAGGTGGACAAGCTGGCTACCCGCACTGGTAGCCTGGTTGTGAACCTTGTGGACTACACAGGCTCTGTGACCGTGCCAGAGAACCAGCCTGTGGAAATATGGAACGGTGGCACAGGATTCATGCTTATCAAGCGGGAAGTGCTGGAAGGCATGGCAGACAAGGTGTCTAGCTACGTCAACGATGTGACCATCATGGGTGGCAACATAGGCGACAACCGTATCGTGGAATACTTTGCTTGCAGCATCGAACCAGGCACAGAACGCCTGCTGTCAGAGGACTACCACTTCTGCTACATGGCTCGGAAGAACGGCTACAAGGTCTGGGCAGCACCGTGGGTGCGTTTGGGGCATTTGGGCAGCTACTTGTTTGAGGGCGGCTTGCTGCCTGCGCCTTAACGCTTGGCAGTCTTGGCAGAACGCTTGAAAGCCTTGGCGGTAGGGTAACCCCTCTGCCCTGGCTTCTTAGCTGGCAGGCCAGCCTTCCGGCGCTTGTTGATGTTGTAGTACAGCCCGCGCTTTGCTTTCGGTGTTTTCATCTGCATCCCCAGCGTTTACGTGCGGCACGACCTCTTTCTCCAGTCCAATTTTTTGACCTACTGCAGAAAGACTTGTGGCGTGGGCCAGACTTTTGAGGAGCCTTGAGGTTGCTGCCAGTAGCACGGTTGTACTTCTTGCGGCCCTTCTCTGTCAAGCCACCGCCCTTCTTGACAGACTGCTTCTCTCCTCTGCCAACAGAGAGCTTCACATTCTTCTTAGGCAATTTTGGCTCCTTGTTGTAGTTGAGCCAGGGTCAGTCCACCAGTGTATTGAAAGTGAGGGTACTCTTTGAACGTCTTCCAATCGCCAGCCCACTCTAGGCCGCAGGACTTGCCTATCTCACCCACCTGTTTCCACACGGCTTGGTCATCCCAGACCGCTTTCCCATTAACAAGAGGAACGACATCCAGAGCGCAGCGGTGGTTATGCCATGACTGCCCTGCCTTGGCTCTGGTGACGATGTTCCCAGGGGTTGTCCGGCCTTGTGCGTAGAGTGCGTCTTGGCTCTCGCTGTCGCGGTAGGTAGAGGTCACCAGCAAGTCGATACCCTTGGCCTTGGCGGCTGCAATAAAGGCTTCTGCCCGCTGCTTGGCGGGCGGTGCTAAGTCATCCAAGCTGCGGGAGTTAATCATTTGGAAGCCACGCCCTGTATCTTCTCAGCGGTACGCATACCGCCTAGGCCAAGCATCCCCAGCAGCAGCGGCATCATCGTGCCCGTGTCCATAGCAGGGAACTTGACGGGGTGACCGTAGAGCGCAGAACCCCACTCAGCGAGAGGGCCGACAACGAACTGCACGGCAAAGCCTGCGCCGCATATCCATCCTATAGCTGGTCGCCAGCCGGAGACAAAGACAGACGGGTTAGCCGCCTCTACCTTGTTGATTTCCATTTGTCCGGCAATCTGGGCAAGCTCACCTGACTGCTGTAGCTTGAAGAGTTCTAGCTTGGCTGCTGCCTGCTGTGCAGGGTCAGGCCACACACGGTCAATGACCTTGCCGCCAATGTCTAGCAGTGCTGATAGTGGGTCAAGCGCCATTTGTTTCTCCTACTTTTACCTCATCCATGTGGCTACCAACTTTTAAGCCACTGAGCCAGCCAATGAGTCCACCAACAATGGTCTGAAAAGCAGGGCCAATGATTTCAAAAATCTTAGTGTTGTCCACTTCTTTGACAAACAAGCCGTGGACAAGCGCACCGATAAGGACAACGACAACGGAACACAAAGTGGCGGTCACCATCATTGTGACCCAGTAAATCAGTCTGTCTTTTGCATCCATCACTTTGCCTTTTCGTACAGCTTCTCTATCTTTGTCCTGATAGCAATAGTGTCGGCAGTGCCTACTGCTTGCGCCAGATTGTTGTAAATCGTAGCCAACTGCTCTTTAGTGCAGCTTGGGCCTGAGTCATCCAGCCACTCAACAATTCTTTCATGGCGCTCTTTCGGGTCGTG